GGTATGCATCGTCGCCTTCCAATACCTCTGCCACCGGTGGCGAGGCATCCGGATCAGCCTCGACCAATACCAGGCGTTTGACGTTGGTATTGGCGCCGATCTGGTCGAGATCTGCGCCGATGGCAAACGACAACATGACTGCCTTGGCGGCATCGTTGACACGGTTGCGCAGCAACAGCTCTTGATAGGCGTTCTCCTGCAGCAGCTTGGTAGCCGGCTCAGACTCCAGCGACAGCACATTGGCAGCGGCCTCGCGCTCGTCTTCCGGCAGCAGCGCCAGTACGGCCGCCTTGCGACTGGCCAGGATGGTTTCGAAGTCCAGGGTCTCCAGTACTTGCGGTGCCGGCAGCAGGGACAGGTCGATGGGCGAGCTCATTGCGTCGCCCCTTCACGGACCTGCACGGAGAATTCGACAGCAGTGCCATTGGTCACGCCCTGCAGGACAACGGAGACTGCACCGCTGGCGTCCCGGTTGAGGTTCACCGACGACAACGAAATGCGCGGCTCCCACAGCGTCAGGCGATAGGCCACGGCCGCATAGATGCGCATGACGGTCACCCCATTCAGGGGCTGGTCGATCAGTTCGGGGATTTCCGATCCATAGGCACGGCGGTAGATGCGGGTGCCCAGCGGCGTCATGAGGATGTCGCGCACGGAATGCCGGATGTGATCCAGCAGAGAAATGCTGCTGCCGGTAGAGGCGTTCATGGCGATCATGGCAGCGGCACTCCGGATTTTTCATCGCCGCGCTTGATTTCGCCGTGCGGGTGGTTGCGCAGGCTGATGTCACCGGCCTTGATGTCGCCGGTGGCCGTCACGTCGCCCTCAATGACGATTGCCGCGCCACCGTCGCCGCCCAGGACCTTGGCACCATTGTTCAGGGCGCTGAAGCCTTCCACAACGAGATTGCCTTTGATGGTCACATTGCCGGTGCAGGTAGTTTGTTGTGCGTCGGCGGTCACCGCATCTGCCTTCACCAGGGCCGAGCTGCCGGCCGGCAGGATGGCCGACAGCGAGTGTTTGCCGAAATCGTAGAGCACCACGGCACCGTCTGGGTAGTGGATAGAGCGGATCTTGAGGGAGGTTTGCGGTGCCGCCGACTCGGCCGAGAACAGTCCGGCCAGGACCTTACCTTGGGTCAGGTCGCCATTGGGCGAGAAGACAAGGACTTGCTCGCCTACGGACGGCGGGCACCACTCGATGACGTCACCCGCGCGCAGGGCAATCCACTGCAGCCAAGTGGTGAGCAAAGTCGGAGACAAGCGCACGCGCACCTTGTCCGCATTGATCTCGGCAATCTTGCCGGTGCGGATCAAATTGGGAATGGTGCGAACGAGTTCGGAGAGGTCGGGCGTCATGCAACCCATGTTGCCGGATCGCGCGCGAGAAGGCACTTTGCGGCGGGTTGTTATCCCGGATATTGCCGCTGCACTCTCAATATCCGCAATATTTCAACTGAAATGGGACAGTCGCTCTCTGCAATTTAAGCGTAACGCATAGAGAGCAAGATACATACATACCGAATCTGGATTCGGGTTCAACCTAAAGGAGAACATCATGCGTACCTATCTGGCACTACTGGCACTCACCGCAGGTCTGCTCGGAACATCTGGAGCCTATGCCGCCGACACCATCATGTCGACTTCTATCGATTGGGACTTGCTGGGTGAATGGATGCGCGAAGCCGGTCGGATGCCTCCTGGCTGAACTGCCATACTTCTCAATCCAACTTTAGGAGAGTAACTATGCGTATCTACCTCGTGTATTTCTTGGTCGTAGTCGGGCTCATCGCCGCGTCTGGTGCTCGCGCAGGACAAACTTGCTACGAGGAGCCAGGCAGTCATGGCGCGCGGTGCGAGTTGATGAGCACTGCCCTGCGCTAAAAAGGACGGCTGGTCCAACATGAGATCGGTCCAGCCGCGATCGCTCGCATGGCGGGATCGAATATTTGTGGAGCGTTCTTGAGAAAGCGGCTACTCGCGCTGATATCCCCGCTATTGATTCTTAGTGAAACTTGGTCAGTTATCGCTGAGCGTAATGGAGGCCGTATGTAAAGCGTTTTTACAATGGTTTTTCTGCGCTCGCAATTATTTAATATCGTCGTTCGAGGCCGCAGTAAGATCCGAGTATTCAGCTATGTACATCTCTACCTGAAGGCTCAATATCCTCATCTCCGCCAGCATTTTTCGCAGTGCCCGCATTCCTTCTCGGCATTGCTCGCGCTCAGGTGGAATTCCCATATTCAGGTCTTCTACCGAGGTGAGTACAGCTTCGCATACCTTATTCAATTGCTGTAGCTCAGCGATTTGATTCGCGAACTTTTTCTTCTGCTCCATTTTTTGTCCCGCCATCTGAGAAGAGCTTAAAACAACTCGACAAATCCTTTTTCTTTGCAGTTTATAGCAAGGTCATGTCATTTTGTGAGATGTTCTAAAAGGCTCCGACGAAGCTCTGCAACGTCGCTTGCCGAGAAGCCCAGCAGTGGACGGGCAGGGTATTTATAGCTCGGCCCACGCGGAGCTACCTTGTCTTGCAGGCCCTCATGATGCACACGTGCGATACGTGCCACCTTACCGAAGAAACCGACTGACGCCTGATTGGCATCTGCCTGGACTCGCAAGTAAGCATTCGTGCGCAGCTTGTTGAACATCGCTGCCTTCTGCCGCTTGATCCGTCCCGACTTGCCACGCAGCTCCTTTCGGTTCTTGCGCGCCGGATAGGGCGTGCCATCGTGTGCTACCTGTTGGGCGATCAGCCGGGCATGCTCCCTTCGCAGATCGTTGGCGACCTGGCGCACAAGCTGACGCCGTTGCGCCGGCTGTACCTTGGCGATGAGGCCGCCGGCCCATTCTTCCAGACGTTGCAGATCCTCGCTCATGGCAGCTTCGGCACGTCCCATTCGGCCAGCAGACTATCGCCCTGGTAGAGCTGCCAGAAGTCATCCGCGAATGGCGGGGTGAGATGAGGCTCGCCGGCGTGGATGATTTCCAGCCGGCCGCCATCTTGCCGTTTCACGATGGTGCGCTCGGTGAGCGCCAATTTGATCGACAGATCGAGAGAATCGGCGCTGTTCATGTCCACTTCGAAGCGGATGGCCTTCTTGGCGTTTTCCGGATTAGCGAAGGCTTCACGCTGATGAACCCGCATCCAGGCCAGCAGCGGCACGAACACCAGATCGAGGTCCAGGCCGATGTCGGTCAAGATCAGGTTCAACACATAGTCATATTCGAAGGACAGACCGGCCGTGCCAGTGGCGCGCGATCCGCCCTCATCGATGAAGATGTGCAGCTTGTCTGGATTTTGCGCCAGATCCTTAATGGCCTTGCGCAGGTAATCCCGCAGGTTCTTGGGCTTGTACATTCAGTTTCTCGCGCAAGGCGTTGTAGGCGTCGATCAGGGCATTGCTTTGTCGGATGGCGTCATCACCTTCACTGGCGATGTCGTCAAGAAACTCTGCTGCCGCTGGCGTAAGTTCGGCTCGCGCTTCCTGGCCAGATCCGCCGGCAGCGCCGGTATCTGTGCAACGGGCGCCGGCGGACACTGGAGCGACGACGGGGACTGACAGCCGGATAGCGCCGCACGTACTCGGCAAGAATGGGATGAAACACGCGGCGCGCCGCGCCCAGCGAGGTATTGATGCGCAAGCTGCCCGACATTCTCTGCTGACGGCTGCTCGCGTTGGCCATCGCGTGATGGATATCCGATAACGCGGGCGCTACCTGCGCAATGAACTGCTCGCCGGTCTCGGTCAATGCCACGCTGCGCGTCGTGCGGTGGAACAGCCGCACGCCCAGACGCTTTTCCATGCCTGCCACCGCATTGCTCAGCGCGGTCGTGGACATCTGCAATTCATCGGCTGCCGCCTTGAAGCTGCCGCGACGCGCCACCGCAAGAATCGCGTCCAGTTCGGTGAGGCCCGACTTGTACATTGATTCGATTTCCGGGATGACTTGTCCCTATTCTAGCTATTTTTCAGGCCAATGTGCGCCGCCATACTTCTTGGCAACCACAGCCCCGGAGGCTCTATGCGCATGTTTGAACATTCCTATATCGACGGCCGCTTCGTGAAAACGCTGGGCACCGACACGATGGACATCATCAATCCAAGTACCGAGGCGATCATCGGTCGCTTGCGGCT